TACTGTCTGGGTGCAACATGGTAGTGCAAGATACGCCGGAGCTTCGCTCTCGTATGGGGGAAGTTATCCTTCCCATACCTGAACTGCCCATTGAGGAGCAGTGCTTGGATATAGCTGGGAACATCAATGCACAGGGAGAGAAAATAGCTCACGCTCCTGGTCAGAGGAACTACAGTCAAGTTCTTATCGACCAGGAGGGAGAGCAGTGGTTCTGTTCAGTTGAGGATGCAGAGGCAGCAGGTTGGAGAATGGCTAAGAATTAGGGGACGTGGCTCCAGCTTCTTCTAGCCACAACGTGTTCGATGGCAGATTTAGAGAGATTGTACTCTCTCATCAGGTCCTTAACACGCTTCCCCTTGGTATATTCTTGTCGTATGGCGACGACTTGTTCTTCTGTTAATTTTGATTTGGAGTTGAGTTCGCCACGAAGAACTCCTTGCCTATCACGACCTTTTCTGTGCATATCGGCCATGTTATCGGCTTGAGTACCTAAGAAAAGGTGGTTGGGGTTCGTGCAAATTGGATTGTCGCACCTGTGCAGTACGAACAATCCTCTTGGGATTGGCCCATTATGGATTTGCCAGGAGACTCTATGGGCCAGTTGACTTCTTTTGCTGTATGTTAGTTGTCCATAGCCACCTTTATGAATGGCGGCTTTCCAACTCCAGCACTCATCTGGGTTTCCTTTAAGGCAATGTGTCCAAAAACAGTCTGCAATTGTGGAGTATTTACGGCGAGTGGTATCATGAGGATACATAAGAAATCAACCTTTCTTGTGTCAATCCTGGGACGCTCACAACGTTGCCAGGAATCTTTATGGCAGATGCTACATAGGTAGTGTAAGTGAGAAAGGATGGGCTGTCAATACGAACATGAGTCCAGAGGCAATTGCTGCCAGGGTCAAATACTTCGAGGAAAAGAAGAAGAAGGGCAAGAAGACCCCCACTGGCATCACCAACAACGACATAGAGATAGCTCTTCGCCGCTTTGATGGTAACATGAGCCATGTGGCAGACTTCTTGGGAATGCACCAGTCCAGCATTAATATCAGGGTTCTCAACAGTCCCCATCTGCAAAAAATCAGGCAGGAGATTATTGACGAGTTTCTTGATACAACCGAGTCCGAGTTGAAGAGACTGGTCAAGAGCGGTAACCCTTCCGCTATCATCTTCGTCCTGAAGACCCTTGGCAAGAACAGAGGCTACACAGAGAAAAGCACTGTGGAGCATGAGCTAGGACCCTACGCTGCCAAGAACGCAGCCTCCCTAATCGAAGCGATGAGACGAGGGGCAGAGGCACAGCCTCCCCCCAAGCTCCTAACCATGGAAGATGAAGATGAGTACTTGGAAATCGAGGTCCATGCAAGCAGGGAAGTTTAGAGCCTGGGACCCTGTACAAATTGATAAGTACCGGGCAGAGGAGCTAGGCAAGTGCTTTGCATCCCCGGTCTACTTCATCAACGAGTTCTGTAAAATCTATGACTCCGTCTCCAAGGACTGGATTCCTTTCAAGCTGTGGAAGAAGCAGGAGCGGCTCGTTCAAATCATAGACCAACAGCAACTCACGGTGATTCTCAAGGCAAGGCAGCTTGGCATCTCATGGATATCCCTCTCCTACGCCCTTTGGCAAGCACTCTTTCGCCCCATCGCTTCCGTCTCTATCTTTTCCAGAAGGGAGCCGGAAGCGATTTACATGCTGGGAAACGAAAGACTGCGGGGCATGTTCATGCAGCTACCTGAGTGGATGCGGGTGGGGCACATGACCACAGTGGACAACGGCAAGGAGTGGGCCTTATCAAACGGCTCAGTCATTCGTGCCTTCCCCACCTCAGCAGGGGATGGCTACGTCTCCACCTTGGCTATCGTGGATGAAGCAGACCTGACACCAGACCTCAACAAGCTGCTGCGCTCTGTGAAACCCACCATCGACAATGGCGGTAAGATGATTCTGCTCAGTAGGGTGGACAAGTCCACACCAGAGTCTGAGTTTAAGAACATCTACAGGGGTGCCAAAGCGGGAGAGAACGGCTGGATGCCCATATTCCTGCCTTGGAGTACACACCCTGAGAGGGACCAGGAGTGGTATGAGAGGCAGAAGAGGGACATTCAGAGTCGCACAAGCAGTCTGGATGACCTCTACGAGCAGTATCCAGCAACGGACACGGAGGCACTATCAGCCAGAACCCTGGACAAAAGAATCCCTCCCATCTGGATAGAGACCTGTTTTGAGGAGCTAAAACCCCTCAGAACCAGTCAGGGACCCGCTCTACCAAACTTCACTATTTACAAACTACCCCAACCTGGTGTACGCTATGTGCTAGGAGCAGACCCTGCTGAAGGGAATCCTACTTCTGATGACAGCAGCCTGACCGTGGTAGAGTTTTTAACGGGGGAAGAGGTAGCCACTCTATCTGGCAAGTACGAACCTGCTATTTTCGCATCTTACATCACACAAGTTAGTGGGTACTACAACCTCTGTCCTACGATGGTAGAGCGAAACAATCACGGTCATGCTGTCATCCAGTGGCTTGAAGAACACGGCAGAAGGGTGCGTCTCCTCCCCGGTCATGATGCAGACGCCCACAAGACGGGCAAGGCGCAAAGGGCCAAGAGGAAGAGAAAGAAAGCTGGGTGGCTATCCAGCACTTTGGGCAAGGCGATTCTCTACACGGTAACGGCTGAGTTCTTTAGGCAGAAGTCTGATGAGGGTGTCAAGGTGCTGCACAATTTCGCCACCTTTAACCAACTGGTGAGCATCGAAGGCGCAAGCCTTCGTGCCCCAGAGGGTCTCAACGATGACAGAGCAGACTCCTTCGCTTTGGCACAGGCAGGACGGGCACAGATGATATCTTCTGGAGCGGGGGGAGTGATTTTGATGGAATCGACTAAGGGTTGGGGCTGGTAATGAACCTATTTGAGTGGCTGTCGGCTGTCTTTAACCCCCCTGCTCCCACTCGTGTGGCTGTGGGCAAGGTTGCCTTTACGGAACCCACCTCTCTCCCCGCTGGTCGAACCTCATTCGATACAGAGAACACCTTCCTCAACAAAAGCTGGATAGTGCAACCTCCCCAGGACTATGAATCACACTGGAGGATGCTCAACCTAGACGTTCACCAACTCGACAAGCACAGTCCCAAAGAGCTACTGGACATGCTCTTGGACCTCAGCCCTGAGATAGCCAAAGCAGTGTGGGACTTTCAACGCCTATGCAACCCAGGCTGGGAGTACAAAGCCTACAATCTTGGTTCAGAGGATGCAGAGAATGCTCAAGCCAAAGCGCACCTGGACGAGTTCTTCGATAGACTCCGCAATCAATACGGTTCTGTCGATATACTACTTGGGCGGTTTTTCATTGGTGCTTATCTTAGGGGTGCCTTCTGTGGGGAACTGGTTCTTGATGATAGTGCTGTGGAATCTATTGACATTGTGGCACCCGACCCTTACTCTGTTCGTTTCCGCAAGCGGATAGACCCGGTCAGGAAAGAGGTTTGGGAACCAGGGCAGTGGCAGGGTGGCGACTTCATCTCCTTGGACATTCCCACCTTCAAGTACCTGCCAGTGGACCCTGCCCCAGCCAACCCCTACGGTCGCCCCCTTGCAGCACCCGCACTCTTCACCTCCATCTTCATCCTTGGACTCCTGCACGATGTGAAGCGGGTTGTTATGCAGCAGGGCTACAAGCGCATGGATATCGTTTTGGACCTTGAAGCAGCCCAGGACTCTTTCGCCTACGAACCACAGGGGCATGCCAACTTCCACTCCTACATGACTGCTGCCATTGGGCAGATTAAAGACGCCTACGCAAGACTCCAGCCTGATGACGCTTTCGTGCATACGAGTGCTTTTACACTGAACCCTCCTACTGGTACACTTGACTCCGACAGCATTGGAGCTATTGGCTCCATACTGGACCGATTAGAGAAGATGGTTACCAGGGCACTCAAATCCACCAGCCTTCTTCTCGAATCTGGAAATAGTCCTTCTGAGACGGACAGTAATAGGCGTTGGGAGATTCATGCGGCTGGTGTGAAGTCACTACAACACCATTGCGAAAACATGCTGGAGTCGCTCTTACAGGTCTCTTTGAGAGCCAAGGGGATTCAGGCTAGGGTTACGTTTCGCTTTGCAGAGCTACGTGCTTCTGAAATGTTACGTGACGAACAGACTCGCCAGTTGAAGATTCAAAACGCTGTTGCGGAACGTGATGCAGGATTCATTTCCCAGGATGAGGCCAGCAACAATGCTGTCAACCATGACGCCTTTGGACCTGCACCATCAGCCCAGCCCATGGAAGACAATGCTCAGGACTCCCAGGATGGGGAGGAAGCCCTAGATAGGAACAGGGATGACGATGCAAAAAGAATCATCTACACAAACGGACTCACTGGAACAGTTGTTGGAAGACATATTTGAGATGTGGGCGAGGCGACCTGACGTGTTGGACCTGGAATGGCAGGAACGCTTCAACAAACTTGTTGTGAAAAAGGAAAGGGCTAAAGCCCTTAAAGTGCTGCGAGACCCAAGGAGACAAGAACCGATATGAGTCTAACTACACTGTACCCTGCTTCTGGGGCTTTCGCAGTCACCCCCCATGATACGAACCCTCTCACTAAGGTGACTCGTGCGCTCTTTATTGGAGGGGCTGGTAATCTGAAAGTGACAATGCATAATGGTGATGTAGTGACTTTTGTAGGGGTTTCAGCAGGGAGTGTTCTAACTATTCGAGCCAAAATCGTCTGGTTTGCAGGAACTACAGCAACCAACATAGTGGGCCTCTATTAATGAATCTGGGCATAAACCTGTCGATTAACGTAAGGGCTATAGGGGGTGGACCTCTTTGGTGGATGGCGGCAGGAGTCGCTCCCACTGCATTCTACATGCCTTGGCGTGCCCCAAGCCTATCCGACAGTTATGTGAACCTGGTTAACCCTGGTGTCAATAACGCCAGTCCTGGTGTCGCTCCCACTTGGCACTCACGCAGGGGCTGGATTTTCAATGGCACAACTCAGTACCTGGATACGGGAATCGTTCCTGCTGCTGGTTGGACCATGCTCCTTCTCTTTCGCAGCAACCAACAGGTTGCAGTCATAGCGGGTTCCCGTAACTCAACCACAGTACAGATACGTATCATCAATGACCCTGCAACAGGTGTTGTTTATGCCAATGGTGGTTTGCTGACTGTAGCCCCGTACTTGGTGGACGGTTGTTTAGCGGTGGCAGGGCAGCAGGGTTATCGTAACGGTGTGGCTGATGGTGGAGCCATTTCAGCATGGAGTGGTACAGCAACCAACAGCATTTGGATAGGTGGCTACTCTGTAGCGGGTGCGCTTACTTCCCCCTTCAAGGGTGATGTTCTAGCCGTTATGCTTTGGAATCAGACGCTCTCTGCTGGGCAGGTTACCCAGGTCTATAACGCACTCATGGGCCAAACCTTCTTTGATGGCTTGAAAGTCGCCTCTGGTGCAACACTTTGGTCTACCAGTGGAGCGCATGACTGGCTAGGCAGACCCGTTCTCATCAACAATGACGGAACCTGGGTCTCAGCCTATCGCTCTGCTACAAAGCACGCCTATGACGGTACCACTGCTCGCATCCATCTTCGCTTCAGTGCAGATGAGGGTGTGACTTGGAGTGCAGAGGATACCCTAGTGGGTGGTGGAGCCATTACGGGTGCACCCTTTGCAGGGCATGGGCCAACTAGCTCTGCTCATGGTGTGGACTTGATGCGTGCGCCTAATGGCGACCTGTTGCTCCATGTTGGTGAAGTGAATAGTTTAGATGGGGCTGTGGGTGTTTACCAGTGGAGGAGTGTGAATGATGGTGGAGCCTGGGTGGATGAGGGTCCCATCATGGGCGATTTGGAACTCTTTAATGGGCAGGACTACAAAATTGTAGGTTCCGATATCTACCTGGCTACTTGGCGGGACCCTGGCAGTAACAGCGTTCCCCTGCAAACAACTCTTCATAAGTCGTCAGATAACGGTCTAACCTGGGAAAAGGTCAGTGATGTATCGAGCCTTGCTGAACAGACGAACGAGTCTGCTATTGCCCACATTGGGGGTACACGCCTACTCTGCATGATGCGTGACGATAATGCGGTCAATACCTACATTCGCTACAGTGAGGACATGGGGCTAACGTGGGGTCCACTCATCACTGTAACGGATATCTTCAGCATCTTTCAACGTCCCCGCTTCAGATACGTGGGCAATCGTCTATACGTGTGTGGGCGCACCTTCAGGGTCTCAGGCTCTCATCGCACAACCGTTTGGTACAGTGACGACCATGGCAGCACCTGGTATGGACCCTACTATATTGGACCCGTTGTATCTGATGCTGCCTACTGTGACTTGCTGCCTCGTGCCAATGGGGACCTGGTTGTCCAAACCTATGAGGGTACGACAACTGCAGCCGCTGTTGTTCAATACGTAGTGGAGGTTGATAGATGAACAGATATGTTACACTTCTTGCAGTTCTTTTAGCATTCCTTGCAGCCGCCTTCTCTGTTGCGGGAATCATGTCTGAGTCACTCCTGCTCTTCTTGGCAGTCTCAGTCATTCTGGTGGGTGTCGGCTCACTAACAGGTACATAGCTATTTCTTTCTCATGTTTTCCTTTTGTTCCATTCTTGTGGCCCAGCGAACATTACCTGGCTCATAGTTTCCATCATTGTCAATTCTGTCTAGTGAATAGCCACTAACACCAAAGTTGGGTAAGGAAGAAACGTGTTTGTAGAATTCTTGAAAAGAGTGAATCCACTCTTCGCAAACCCTAATACCTCTCCCCCCATAGTTTTTATAGCCAGGTTGCCTGGAATCCTTGCAACGTTGAATCATGGCGTAGTATCTCTTGTAGATGGGGGCTTGCCACATGCCATGCACCTTATTGGCTTTTGCAGCCTCCCTCTGCAAACACCCGCAGGATTGGGTGTAGCCAGTGCGCAAACTATCGACTCGAACACTTGTCGTGTTCCCGCAGTCACACTGGCAAATCCAGTAGGTGAGACCCTTTTGAGGCTTGTCGAGTTGTGTTACAACGAGTCTTCCGAAACGTTGACCTACACGGTCTATGAGGGTTGGGCGAGGTTGTGTGATATGCTTGGGGCACATAGGAACTTCCTTTCCTGTGTCTAATCCCAGGAGTGATTCCAGTCACTGCCTGGGTACTTTGAAATGAGGTAATTTTAACATGGACAGAAACGAATCCCCAAAACTCTCCCACCCTGCAAGAATGGGGTTTTTGACGGAAGAGCGTCAATCAGAGTTGAAGAAACTTGTTCAAGAAAGAAGTAATTTGAGCGAAGACTTTCTTGATACGCACCCTCCCTACCTTTGGAGGGCAGAGATTAGCAACAACCTCTTAGATTCTCACTTCACTAGAATGAGTGAAAAAACACTGAGAAACTATGCAGAGGATGCTGGTCGTGGGGTAGCGTTCTTGCGCTCACATAACTGGCACGAGTTGCCAGTTGGCTATTCTCTGAGTGGAGATTTCATTGAGGAGGATGGTAGGAAAAGGGTGGTGGCTGATTTTTATACCATCGCTGGTCTTCAAGATACTGATGACCTCATTGCACGCATGAAGACTGGTTTGGTAAGAGATGTTAGTGTAGGGTTTCATGGTGGGGAGATGAGTTGTGATATTTGCCATGAGGACTTTTGGCAATGTAGGCATTTTCCTGGCCTGAAGTACGAGTTGAAAGAAGGTGGAGTCACACGCAATGTGATTGCTACCTACACGATAGATGATGCCAGATTAAGCGAGACTTCTGGTGTTTTTGACGGTTCCACCCCAGAAGCAATGATTATCAAGGCTCAACGACATGCCTCCATGGGCTTGTTAGAAGAGAAGCAGGTTGACCTACTGGAAAGAACCTATCGAACAAGGCTACCCGCAAGGAAGAGTTTCAGTGTTAAGGAGGAAGTGAAAATGGAAGACAAGGTTTTGGAGCAAATTCGCACTACCTTGGCAGGTCCTCTTAGTGAAGAGTACACTAGGGGCTTAACTGAGGAACAAATTCCCAAGGCGATTGAGGCTGTGGTCGCTTGGGCTAAAACGCTGGAACCCCAGGCAGCAGAGGGTCGCCAGTACCGCAAGGACGAGATTGCACGAGCCATCGCAGAGGGTGTCCGGGCACACGGCAATGAGTTTGAGGTGGAAGACTACACCGCTCTTCTCAACTTAGCCCCACTCGCCACCATCCAGCGCATGGCAAGGGACTGGCAGAAGGTGGCTAACGCCGCACTCTCAGCAGGTCGCAGCAGTGTGGAAACGGACCAAACCCCAGTCAAGAAAATGGTTGAGGATTTCACCCCGGATGAGGCATACGCATGAAAAAGATACTCTTCGTAGTCTTCCTCCTCCTTGGCCTACTCATCGCCCCCTTGGGGCAGATGGTTCAGGCTCAGGGTGGGGTGACCGGGTTCAGTAACGTCCGTGTTACAAACTTCTATCGGGCACAACCACGACCTGCTCTGACAGTAGCCAATGGCAGCGTGGTGGATGCAACAGGTACCTACCAGCCTTTAACGGCAGCGGGTGCAGTAGGAGCAGGTCTAGTGGTTGAACCTGCTGGGTCTGTTCTAATCCTGGTCAATGTGGGTGCGCAAACCATCACCTTCACAGAGACAGCTACCTTGATTAGTGCAGGGAATATCGTTTTGGGCGCAACTGACAGTGCTGTGCTAGTGAGTAATGGCACTGCCTGGACACAGATTTCAGCAAGTAATAACTAGGAGGAACTATGGCAGACCCTCGTGAAGTTGCCAACAGAGTTGGCATCGGCTATTTTGCAGAAACCTGGGTGCATGACAACACAGTTGTCTACAATCCCCTGCTTGAAGGGGGGAGCGCACAGGTTGGTCTCGCAATGACGGTTGAGAGTTCAAGCGTTGCAAGCCTTGTTGGTGATGGTGAAAACGTTTTGGGCAAGCTCATCAAGGTGGAACCAGGTGGAATCTGCGTGATTCAAACTGGCGGTATCATGACCCTCCCTGGTGGGGCAGGTGCCACATTAACTGCGGGTCTGAAGATTGTGGGCGACTTGGGTGCTGCTAGTGCTGAGGGCTATATCCAGGCTGTCGCTACCCAAGACACAGTGAGTCGTGGGATTATTGAAGACTCTTCAGTCGCTACTGCTGTTCAGGTCCGTATGGAATCGGCACACTAAGGGAGGATGAGGAACGATGGCAGAAAAACTAACCCCGACTGAAATTCACAGTCGATTGAGCAAGCCAGATGGGGCAATTGAGGTGCATCGCCAAGCAATTGAGGCTGGTGTCCCTCTCTCCGTCTTCTTGGAAACACTGGACCCTTCAGAGAAGGGCAGCAGAACTGACGCTTTCCAACGTCAACTGCGACAGGCAGGGATTCGCACTCGCTCCAATCCAGAGGCAGGTTACTGGTCCAGCGAGGCTTCTATGTTCTTTGACACCACAGCAGGACGGGCACTCTACCCTGAGTTCTTTGCTCGTGAGTGGCGCAAGGTGTCATTCGCTTCCCCCAAGGAGAGAGCCATTCTCCTCTCCAGCGACTCTGTTCTTGGCACGTTTGAGCGACCCTATAACGATGTGGGTGGACCCCGTTGGAACAACCAGTTCGAGCCAGCCATCCCCCTGAGTGAAGTGGTCGCCATGACCAGCCCCATTCGTGGAGAGGACTACCGTTCCCTCTACATGACCTATGATGCCAACCAGCTTCGCCTCTTCCGTGTTGGCGAGTCTGCTGAAATCCCCATGGCTAACCTGGAGTCCAGTGAGCGTTCGATTCGTCTGCGCAAGTATGGGCGAGGTCTCCGAGCCACCTACGAGCAGATGCGTCGTGTGCGTGTGGACAAGCTGGCGTGGTGGATTCGCTGGATGGCAGTACAATCAGAGGTGGACAAGCTGGAAGCAGCCCTCACCGTTTTGGTCTCTGGTGACGGCAACGCTGGAACTGCTGCTACCGAGTACAACCTCCTCACCTTGGACCCCTTAGCGATTGCTGGTGAACTGAGCATGGTTGGCTGGCTCAAGTTCCGCATGCTCTTCGCTCCCCCCTATGTCATGACCACCTCCCTCAGCCAGATTGATGAGGCTGTGCAGATGGTCCTGCTCAACATGGGAACCGCCAACATCCCCCTCCAGGGTCAGAACCTTGGTGGAATTGGCAACAGCCTGACTCCAATTAACAGCACCGCAGACGGTGTTCGTTACGGCTGGTTGGAAGGGGCACCCAACAACAAGTACGTTGGCTTCGACCGACGTGCCGCCTTGGAGCAGGTTGTGGAAATCGGTAGTGAGATTACCGAAACGGAACGCTTCATTACCAACCAAACCCAGGTTATCGTGATGACGGAGAACAACGCCTTCGCCATCCTAGACCCTGCTGCCACAAAGGTTTTAGACATCTCTGAATAGGAGGAGACTATGGCTGACGATAAACTGCCCTTGGTAACCGTTCGTGGTGCCGGGGATGACCACAAGGTAGTTCTTTGGGAGAAGCACGAAGCGCACCCTGAAGGGGAGGCTTTCGTGGTAAATGAGGACAAGGGGGTTGAGGTTGCCACCACTGCTGAGGTAAAGCGTCTGCTTGCAGACGGTACCCTTATCAAGGGTGGAGCAGCCAAGGAGGAGACGCCCCCTGAGACCGTGGCTGTTGCACCCAAAGCCTTTGTGAAGGGGCGGGAGTAACTCATGGCTATTGGCAATACTACAGAGTACAATCGTCTTAGGCGAGATGTTGGGGCAAGTGAAGATGTAATGACCGACCCCATGGCAGAGGAATACTTTGTCGAGGCAACGGAGATTTACCCCAACAACGCAGCCAAGATGAAGGCTTACACTCGTGTCATTGCCATCAAGGGGATTCGGGCAAGTGCTGCCATGCTTGGCAAGTACGCCCAGAACCAAAGCCAGGAGGACCTCACCAAGGTCTTTGACAATCTCTCTGTCATGCTAAAGGAAGAGGAAGAGAAGGTTGCCTCCGTCTCTGATGCTGTTACGGAGACTGGGTCAGCCTTCTTCTTTGGACTAGCTCCAGGGAGGCGTGGTGTTTGAAAGCTGGTTGTCCCAAGGGGGCGGTATTGCTAGAACCCAGACGGGTCTTCGTGCCTCTGTGCAGAGGTCCCGCATACTGGACAAGGAGAGTGAAATCTCCTTGTTACGCAATGGCACCTACCTGCCACCCCAGTCTGTGCGAATAGAAATGGATGACTCCGACTCCACTTCAATGGGCGAGATAAGTGGTGGCTTCACGAGGGGCGCAGTTGTCTTTGGCATCCATGGTCACCCGGAACTGGACGACACGGATATCGAGGAGTGGGACACCTTCATCTTCGACAACATGGAGTTCACTGTGAACAGCGTCAACAGGCATCTCATCGGCCAGGTTCAGGCCAACTGTACAGCATCGGGGAGTTGACGTGACTAGGGAAGAACAGGTTGCAGAGCTACTGCTTGCTGACACAACCCTTTTGGGGATTCTCCCCGGTGGTATCTACACCTACCAAGAGGTGGGTGTGGAGGGGATTCGCAGAGGGGATGGCTCCCCTACAGCGCAAGCCTTTGACTCTGAGGGAAGACTCCTCCCCTGTGCTTGGGTGATACAGAGGGGTCTGGTGCCTGATGAACAGTTTTGGGACCTGGAAGAGAAGATGGTCTCCACACAGCAGATTGTGCAGATTTTCTTCTACGAGTTCCGGGGCCATGCTGCGATTGAAGCAGCCAAACAGAGGAGCTATGTGGTGCTGCAAGGCGAGACGATTGCTCAAGCCTACCCTCTGCAATGGGACTTTGAGACGGGTTTCTTTCCTGATGTGGGACCTGTTGCCAACTCAACCACCCTTCGCCAAGACTGGCGAATCAATTCGATTAGGAAACCCTGATGCACATTCAGTGGCTGGGACACTACGGTGAAGTCTACAGTTATGGCAGGATGAGTGTGCGCTTTGTTCAGACCCTGCAGAAGTTAGGGGTCTCTGTTACTGCCATTACCAGGGACGATATCAACAAGCCCCTTTGGATGCAGAAGCAGATGGGGATTGACTGGAACGACTTGACCATCACCTGTCTCCCCGCCTTTGACCTGATGCCCATACCAGGGAGGAGTGTCCTCTACAGCATGATGGAGACCTCTCTCTTGGAACAGAAGTACGCTGATATCATCAACTCCCTTGGCTACGAGAAGGTGATTGTCCCCTGCGAGAACGTGAAAGAGGGCTACATGCAGGGGGGAGTGACCGTTCCCATTAGCGTGGTGGCTGCTGGCACAGACCCTGATGAGTTCCCTGTCTTGAAGAAGCACTGGGAAGGCAAGAGTCACCCCTACACCTTTTTGGTCTTTGGAGACAGGGGCTTTCGCAAAGGATTCAACGAGGTCTGGGAAGCGTTCTATCAAGCCTTTGGTGGAAAGACTACCGGGAACCAGGACGTGCGTCTCATCGTGAAGACGATTCCAAGAGGGACTGAAGCTATCTTAACTGACAACATGAGCGAGGCTAATGGGGCCGATAAGCGAATTGTCTACCAAACAGAGATAGCGAAGGACATGCCCTCTGTCTATGCTCAGGCTGATTGTGTACTGCTACCCTCCCGCTATGAGGGGTGGGGCATGCCTCACAGGGAGGCGGCTTGTATGGGCATTCCTGTAGTGACCCAGAAGTATAGCGGCATGGATGATGGCTTCACTGAGCAGTGGGCACTGGTCGTTCCTGGCAGCGTTCAGGAAGCGTCAGGACCCAGCTATGGCAACCACTCCATGGTCGATATTCCTGCTCTTGCGCAAGTGATGAAGTGGGCGTATTATAGCCCTGAGACTGCATTCGCTTTTGGACAGAAAGCGGCTCGATGGATTCGAGAGAATCAGACTTGGGAGCATGCGGTGGAGGGGATTCTAGCGGAGGTTCTATGGCAAAAAAGAGCAAGATTGAACACAACATACCCAATGGTGAATTCTTTCTCGAAGACCTTAGAATTGAGCGAACAGCCTTTGAGGTGATGGCGATAGCTGGCACTGCTGAGAAAATGGCTGCTAAGATAGAAACCTGGATGAAGGACAATGCCCCTTGGCAAGATGGACCTGCCATGTGGATGCCCAGCCAAAAGGGTGGCTACTACTACAAGCAAGCTGGCAATGCTAGAAAGCGTCTCTACGCTATCGCCTTTCTCAACTCTGGTCCTGATAGGTACATCAATAAGATGACGATTGATGATGCTGTTAGGGCTAACGAGAAGGCTTTGAAGGACCTGAACAAGCAGAGAAGGAAGGCTGAGAAGAAGCCCCTGAAGAGACTGCCTGTGAACATGAGGATGAAGGTTCCTACTTTGGCTGAGTTGTATGGTCAGCCTACTGTGAATATCCGATTCGGCCATGGGGACCCTGAGTACGTTCCTTACGGAGTCTATCTGGAACTGGCGAATGGGGGACAATATGCTATCGTTGCTCCAGCCAGGGACTACTGGGTGCCAAGGATTAGGGCAGGTATACAACTGGCTATCAACAAGGGAGTTCCTGGGGTGGAGTTTGGGATAGACCCCAGAAAGAAGGGTGAACTCTTCAAGCCCCAGAAGAAGAGTTCTCGTGGGCCAAGACGAACTATAAGGAGAGGGAGACCTTTCACTCCCCTTCCTGCACCAGAAGGGGGAAAGGGTCAGAAGAGGTATGCTCCCTGAACTTTGGTTCCTGAAGATAAAGGGTGGGTGGATTAGCCCCCACGCAGTTCTGTGGGTGGAGACGAGTAGGCAGAACGAGTTGATGTACGTGATAGGGTTGGATGGCAAAGACAAGCCAATCTACCTAAACGAAACGGATTCAGAGACACTCAGGTACTTCTTGGAAGAGCATACCTGGGAACCGCAAGAGGAAGAAGAAGAGGAGAATTCGTAATGGCGTTTGAACAAGGACAACCAACGTTTGGTATCAGTGATGCGAAAGTGGCTGCATGGCCCGCATGGACTGGCCCGATTGACATTATGGGCATCCAGATGGCATCCACCACTATGCAAGTGATTAGTGCCATTGCTAACGGTGATGACACTGTCGTAGCCGCTGCTGCCCGTCTTACCGGGGCACAGTTGCAGATGCGCTTCGTGGGCATGAACCTGCCAGCCCTGACGGTTTTGGCTGGAATTACACCAGGGGTTAGTGGCAGCACTAGCAACTGGATGTTTAGGGGTGGGGAGCGCATGCCCTACTTTGGGGTGATTGTGAAGGCTCTCTCTGAGGAGGTTGGTGACACTTGGGTCTTCTTGCCTAAGTGCAAAATCATGAGCGACTTCACTCTCTTCCAAGGGGAGTACGGTGCCTTCTCAACACCTGAGTTAACCGTTCAAGCAGTGTCAGATACGCTTTACGGTATCGCCAACTTCATTACCCACCCATCGAACGTTCCAATCACAGCCATGCCACCCGCTGGCATCAGTTCCATTCCTTAAAGGAGACTAGAAGATGGCAAAGCCAACTGTCAAGACTGCTGAACGTCTGCGTGATATGCGTACCAAAGGGGTGGAGCAGACGATGCCCGGTACGGGTCGTGTGGTGCGCTTGAAGAGCGTGGACCCCACTGTGGTGCTGCGTGAGGGCAAGATGCCCGACACCCTCACCCCGCTCTTGGTAAGCGCAATCTACCAGGAACCCACCACTGGTCACCTCAACCAGTATCTCCAAGCAGACAGGGGCACGGTTGAAGCTGCACTCGCAATGGCAGACTCAATCGACTTTATTGTGAAGAAGGCTCTGGCAGACGACACTAAGGTGGAAGACCTCACCATGGCAGAAAAGAGATGGATATTTCAGTTGGTCTTGGGACCTGCTGAAATCCTCACCAACTTTCGTCTTGAACAAGACCCTGATGTGGAGGCTGTGGCAGAAGGCGAAAACGTATAGTCAACTACCCAGCACAGTTCTTGGGGAGACTGACGGGTTCGCAGCATGGATGCTTGATAACGCTGTGACGTGGTTTGGCATTACAATCGAAAATGCGTTAGAAGAGCGTGTCAAGGTAGGGGCAGAATATCAGCCTAAGTACTCCTTGGCACGCTTACTTTCGCCAGGGTTTAAGATACCTCCTCCTCCAAGAGAGACACCAGAGGAGGTGAAGTTGGCAGAGAATCCTTGGGCACCCTTCCTCACTTGGGCAGGGAAGCCTGGGTCAGGCGTACACCGTTGGGTCTACGTGCCTCCACCCGTAGAGAAGGAACAGTAGCATGTCCGATATGGGCAACCCCACAACAACAGTAACAGTTGACTTCAACGCTGACCCAGCCATCAAAGCCCTTGGCAAATTCAGCAAGGACTGGCAGGAACAGAACAAGAAGATTGACGAGTCTCTCAGTAAGAGTGAGAAGAATCTCAATGCGGTTCGTGATGCCATTGAGAAGTTGGGGCTTGCTCGTGACACCTTTGAACAGATTAAAGCTGGCACTGCTGCTACTAACGAACAGTGGAGGCAAATGTCTAGTGCCATCAAGAAGGTGGCAGATGACCAGAAGCAGTTAACCAAGACCACGAACGAAGAGTCCAATAAAAGGGCGCAAACCCTCAAGAAGGAAGCAGAAACTACTGCCCAGGCAACAACCGTTGCTGCCACTAAGAAGAAAGACTCTGTCACTCTCCAAAAGCCAAGGGTGGTGACAGAGGAGATTCTCAAGCGGCAGGAGGGTCAGAAGGAACTTAAACTAGCTGAGGAGAACATTTCAAAGAGGCTCATCTTGGAGAGGGAAGCCTCTGTCGCAAGGAACGAGTTGCGACGAAGGGAGACTGCTGAGTTCAAGTCGCAACTAAGGGAACAGCAGCGTCTTACCTCTGCCTATAATGCCGTTGTCCAACGCTCCCTTCGTGGACAGGCTCAACTCCAACAGCAAGTAACTGCCGCCATTGGTGGCACCATTGCTGCCCAGAAAAGGGCACAGATGGTAGCAGGGGGTATGACCCCCCACCAAGCACTGCAACAGCAGTTGATTGGTGGTGGTATCGGTGCCCCCACAGCCAACTACTTGGTAGCAGGGGGGAGACGACCTCCCCCAGGATTCTTACCCCCTGGAGGTGGTGGTGGTGGTTTCAACAACATGCTGGGCATGCTGGGCTTTGGTGGTGGTGGGGGTGCTATGGGCAGCATCCTCAGAAACGCCATGGGTGGTCTTGGTATTGGGGCTGGTGCCTATGGTGTCACCCAAGCAGTGGGGGCGATTAAGCAATCCGCTGACCAGGCAACCGCTTATGACCGCATGGAAGTCTCAGCCAGGAAACTGGCAGGTTCCCAAGCAGAACTGAATGCACTGCTTGAAGCCTACAATGAGGCTTCTGGTGACGCAATCAGTCAAGTCACTGCCTTGGAACAAGTTACTCGATTACAGGCCACAGGCTTTGCTGAGAGTGCTGACCAGGTTGAACGCTTCGTAAGAGGTGCGAGAGGTGCTGCCCTCTCCCTTGGCAAACCCCAAGACTTCATTGTCCAAGAGACTCAACTCGCTGTTAGCAACACCTCATTCAAGAGACTGGACCAGATTGGCCTAGGCATTGGGGAAGTTACAGACCGCATTGCAGAGTTGAGGGAAGAGAATAAGGGCTTGACCCAAGAGATGGCTTTTCAGGAAGCTGTGATTGGGTTACTGAATGAGAAGTACGGTTCCCTTTCAGACACTGTTGAAGGTCAAGCAAGCGGCAGTGAGAAGCTAACCAAATCCGTAGACGACTTGAACCTGGCCTTTGGTCAACTGGCTCAAGGTCCAGTCACTGCCTTTGGCACACTCGCATCCCTCATGTTGGAGGGTATCCGAAAGAGGGTTGAAGAGTTAACTGCTGGCATAGAAGCCTTGGGCAACGTGATGGTTTACGTTGCCAGAAACGTTCCAGGGCTTGAGGGACTTGGCAATCGCTTAACGACCAGTACAGAACGGGAGATGTGGTCTCAACCTGGGGATAGGGGTGAGCGTAGCCGCAGTCTTGGTTCCAGTCCACGCAAAGATACTGGACTGGATGAAGACCAACTTGCTGCCGCTATGGACTGGAGTGCTGCTAGGGCACAGATTCAGCGCAATGCTGACACTGCCCTCTTGGAGGAGCATCGCAGTTACACTCAGCAATATCGTAGACTTCAGGCCGACTTTCAACAGACCATTCTTCGTGAAGAGGAAGACTACAATCGCAACCGAGAGAAGCAGGAAGCCAACTTCTCTAGGGAAATGTCCAAGGTTCAGCAGGACTCTGCCAGGAGAGAGGCTAATGAAGCCAAGCAACTTGCTGACCAGTTAGCACGCATGGACCGGGATGCTGGTCGCCAAGAGGCAATGTGGGAGAGGGACCAGCAGCGTAACCTGGAGGCAATGCGTGCTGACCATGCCCGGAAGATAGCGGATATAGAGGAGGAACATTCCCTCCGCATCCAAGACGCTAGGGATGATAGCCTCAAACGCCTTGGTGAAATGCAGGTCGATTATGATGACCGAATAGCGGAAGCCAGGGAGGAAAGCACAGACCGTCTCACTGAAATGGAGACGGACTACAACAAGGAAAAAGAGAAGGCTGCTGAGGACCATGCCCTTTCTCTCTTGGAAGCTGCTGAGGAACTTGATGCTCGTGGCTGGGTGCGAGAGGAAAGGCGTTACGCCAAGGAGTTGGAGCAAGCTGAAGAGGCTCATCAGGAGCAGATTCAGGAGGAGGCTGACCGTCTCAAGGATTTCGAGACTGAAGCTGACGAGGACCACCAGAAGGCAATCACCAAAGAGCAGGAGAGGTTAGCTGAGTTTGAGCAGGAAGCGAACGAGTCTCACCAAAGGAGACTGACCCAGGAGGGTGAGGCTCTAGCCCTAAGGGAACAGCAAGAAGCTGAGTCTCTCGCCATTCGTAGGCAGGATGCCAAGGACGCTTTGGCATTACAAAAACAGGACCTGATTGATGCCCATGCTGCACAGAAGGCTGAGAACGATGCGGCTGACGCTCTGCGCCTCAGTGACATGCAAGCGGCTCACGAACTGCAACGGGAAGAGGAAGAGACTGACAGGGGTATTCGCCTAGAGCGAATGAAGAGTGACCACACTGCTCAGATGCAAGAACTGGGTAGGGCGCATGGGGAGAGAATCCAGCAGATTAAGGACCATGCCATAGAAGAGAGAACCCAGCTTGACACTGAGTTCGAGACGAGAATGGCTGCTCTTGGAATCGAGGTTGCTGGATATGCCCAAGAATATGAGAAACTAAAAAACATTGCTACTGGTCAGTTCGACCAGTTCATGATTCATGCAGCCAAGAAGCTGTATGAGGAAAGAACTGGGCAGAAAGCTCCTGCCAACCCCAACCAGGCCCAGATTGATGAGAAGAAGATAGAGAGGGCTGGATGGCAAGAACAGGCAGATGCGAATGCTGGTGACAAGACCTCAGAGGCTTACCAGTTTGCTGTTGGTAATATCAATCGTTTGGATAGGGAGATTCAACTGTTGGAACAGGGTGCCGCCCCATCAGCAAGCGCAGCTGCTGCGATGATGGGTGGTGTGGCGACTATCGCCAATACGAACAGTGTGGGGGGCAGCAACTCCTCCATCGTCATCCAGTCAGGTGCTATCCAAATCACAGCCCTCCCCGGCCAATCCCCCTCAGCCCTTGGTGATGAATTTGAGAGGAGACTCCTCTCCGTGATACAGAAGGCGAGTAGAGTGATATGAGTGATTATCGAGCCAAGCTGGGACATGGCATTGCACTGGGTTCACTGACCGTACTCAACCCACAGCCACGCTCTGCGGGTGTGCAGGCTATGGAAAGACTCTTCTCCTTGAATGGGGAGATGACAGAGTACGGTCTCTTTATTGAACTGGTCTGGGACTTCTTGGAAACTCCCGCACAGGCACAGGCTCTTTACCTTCTCTTTGGCTTCTACGGGTCACCCTCCCCCCTGGTCACTATTCACGTTCCCAGCTTCGACTACAGCTATGAACGTTATAACGGCAGGGCAATCAGACCCCAGCCTACCCACACCAACTTCTTCCCAAGGAACGTTGCGATTCTAGTAAGGGACTTGGTGCTGTTATGAGTCATGATATTCGCATGTTCGTGCATAGACCCGCTGTGGTGTGGTCTGGGCTAGTGAACGAGCCAGACCCTATCGTCTACCCTGTGGAAGATTTTGATAGCGATGGCACCATCTCTGGTGACTTTGGCAACATCAAACCAGGGATGACGATTATGCTTGGCACTGCTCCTGGTCTTGGCGACTTGGGTAGGACGTTCGTCAGGTTTGCTGTTGAGATAAATGGCACCCTCCATGTAGGCAGAACCCCTCGTGGCAGGACGGATGGGCAGATAGACCTGATAGACAATTCCTACATAACCGTTTTGGACGACTATCGGGTGTGGGCCAAGATTCCTTGGGTCAACAGGGTTCTTGGTATCTGGCTCAAGGACGGTTACATAGGAGTTGGCAACAACGTTGCCTTCCCTCCCCCCAAAGCGAATGGGGGTGCCCCTGTTGTGGGTACGATTAGTGCTGGCGTTCTTACCACAGTCCTCTCTGGAGAGAACAGCTTCGACTTCTCTGTAGACACTGCCATGACACTCCCCTCTGCCTTTCTTTGGGACGTGAAGGACGGCAGCATTATTGGTGGACTTCCCACCGATGTGGACATTACTGTCCAGTTCCCCCCTGGCTTCCGTTGGGTTGACCTGACCGTATCCAGCTATAGCGGGTTGAAGTCTCACACCCACCACATTCCCGTCTTCGCTCGTGACCCGGCTGATGACGAGTCTTTCAGCAACTTCACAATCACCTCTCATAGCGTTCAGCAGGGTGGCTCTTCGATGACGGTGGAGTTGCATGATGACATGCCGATAGGGGAATACTATGATGGGTCAATGGTCTTGGTCTTTGATGGTGACGCCTCTGGACTAACGGACAGGAACAACATCCTTTTCTATGGCTGGATGAACACAGAGGATAACTCTTTCTCTGGGGAGGAGAGGGGGCTTGACAAGAAGACCACGATTGAACTGGTTGATGTATGCGGCAGGTTAAAGCAACTCCCCTCCTTCTCTCAGTCCCAGGAGTACGTGGCTACTCCCACCCTTTGGACACACACAAAAGTCCCCCACATGATGTACTATATCTGGTACCTCCTGCACTGGCACAGTACGGCACTTGACGTTGCAGACCTGCTCTGGACCTCACCCTACTCCATGATTTCTTTGGAGTTCAAGAACCTCACTTCTGATGCCATGGACCTCTATAACCAGGTTCACAGCATGGCGAATGCCATGACTCCAGACCACTACTTCAACTGCTCCAAGAACGGGCAGATGGTAATAGCCTTTGACCCCTTTTACTTCTTGGAACTGAGTGAGGATTTGGCCCCACCCGTTTTATGGGGCACGTTCAGTGAGGGTGATATCACCTCCCTGGACTTCTCCTACAACCCCACCCCCAGAGTGGGGCGTTTGGTAACGGGTGCCATGATAGGTGACCGCTATGGGGAAACCGCCCAGTTCACTCAGGTGCCAGGGGATGACATTTCCTGGGGACAGGGGGCGCAGGAGATGAACATAGACGGTAGGAAAGCCTGGAACACCTTTGGTCTCTATGGGTGTGAGGGTCATCGCTTTGCGAGAATGAATGCCCCCTTTGGTATGTTTACCATAGGGCTGAAGTACAACTCTGCAACCAAGGAAATAGACCCGGCCCGTTTGGGATGGTACGTTCTGTCCCTTGCTGGCTTTGACCTCCCCTATCGAGACCGTGAGTTCTACTTTGAGAAGGGGGTTGTGCATCAGGTAGACTATAATTACCGCAACGACCCAGCGGGGACCACCATCCAAATCACCATTCAATGGGAGATGGAGGTGCAGGGCTTCCCCGGTGTATTCTACGAACTGCCAGAGGACTAATGAGTACACAAGATGAACTGACCAAGGCATTCGACCAACTCTTTCTCGCCTCTGCCAAGAGGACCCTCATCCCAGCTAGACTGGGAATTCTCATTGGACCCTCCACCTACAAGATTGACCACCCTGACAGACTGGGCTACTACTTCGTTAGCCTTGGCAGTGACGGGGGTAACGGCGAGGTGATTGCCAGGGACGCTATTGGCATTGACCCCTCTATCCCTAACCAAAGGCTGGCAGTGAGGAGGGAGGGAGGGGAGCTTGTTATACGGGAAGCTCAGTACGTTTTGGGGAGTGGTGGGGGTAGTCCCACCACACTGGATGGTCTGATAGATGTTAGCACTGCTGGCGTGTCTGGGGGAGACTTTCTTGCCTATGATGGCTCTACTAGCTCTTGGTATCCATACACACCTGACCTGGGAGGGGTGATTGGCCTACATGCGCTCGATGACCCAACCTATCATACAGGGGAATTGGACCCAGACCAGTTTCCAGAAGCGTTGCTGAGGGATGGAACCAGGAGCCTGACCGGGAACCTCACGGTTGCACCAGGTATCACCATTGATGGTCATAGTATCAGTGGTCACGTAGCTGACCCCAATGCCCACCATGACGCAGCCACTGCTGGCAACGTGGGCATCACAGTCTCTGGTCAAGCAATCTCCCTCAACTTGGCCTCAGATGGTGGTCTTGAAATCTTTGGTGCTGCTAGGGTCAAGTTGCCTAGCAACTCTGGTCTTTTGCGCAGTAGCGCAGGTATTCAGATAGACCCTGATATCGCAGGGGATGGACTGGACTACGCCTCTGGTGAACTGAGCGTTGACCTTGGCACAGGGTTAGAGTTTGCTGCAGAAGCTGTGCGAGTGGATGAGGGTTACGCTTTCGCCTGGACTGGTGCCCACTCCTGGACAACAGGGGTCGCCACCTTCAACAGCATCGCTACCTTCAACAACAATATAAACTTCTCTGGGGTGAGCAGAACGATAACCGCTGCCAATACCTTGGTTGTTTCCCCCACAGGCAACCTCACCCTCTCCCCTACCACTGACCTGTTCTTGGACCCTACTGGACTCATTCTTCTGCCAAACGCACAGGAGCTAAAGACCGCCACCTATAACGACTTTGTAGCTGGCATCAAGGGACTCCAGCACAAAGACAGTGGTGGCAACGTTAGGCAGTTGACGATTGGGAAGATTAAGGCTGATGAGCTACACGTCAGGGTCTTCTCAGCAGATGAGCAGCGGGTCTCTCGTGCAGCAGAGTTTTGGAGCAGGAGCTTTGGTATCGTAGAGACCGACTTCACGGTTCCTGCAGATGAAGGGAACCTCTACGTTTGGTTTGAAGAGGCACCAGACTTGGGTAGCTTCAAGTTGTTCCTGCCAGATAACTGGATTCTTTTCAGAACGATTGACCAGTCAACAGGTCTAATCACTCAAGCCGTTTGGTTCCAGGTTATGGACTCTGGGGTTGATGACTATGCAGCCAGGGAAGATGCTACTGGACCAGCGGTAGAACCCCCTCATGTCTCTCGCCAACAGTGGCGAATAAAGAGGAAGAGTGGTGGCGTTACAGGGACTGTAATTAAGAAGGGCAGCGTAGGTGTTGAGTTTGGTAAGCCAAGGACAGAGATGGGTGGAGCCTCTGGGCAAGGCGTGGTGCATCTCTCCGCACTGCAGGAGGATGGAGGCCCCTTCATTCAGATACAGGTCTTTGATAGTGTCCTTGACGATGTGCCTCAATTCCTCAACAAGGTTCGCATGGGCAACCTGCGAGACCTTCTCGACTACGATGAGGACACCTTTGGTTTTGCTGGTGGTAACGACCTCTCCATAGCCCCCAGCCTTGGTGGGTTCACTGGTTTCGCCCTAGACGATGACCTTGGACTGCGCCTTTGGAACACGGACATTTACATCTACGATGGCACAGAGATTGCCGTTTCTCTCACCAGGGCACACGGTCTTCGCCTTCTTCAAGATGAAGGAGCATTCTCAGAAGAGACAAGATTCATTGGCTGGTACAACGATTCAGATGTTTTCAGGTCTGGGATTTCTTCTTATGACTTGGACGGTCATCACTGGCTGAATATGACTTTGGAGTCTGGGGCATCCTATGGGGAACTAACACTTTCCTCAGAATCTTCAGTAGGAAACTCTTCCCTGACCTTGGTTTCTGGAACCAACGTTCTTGGGGCACACAGGCTTGCCCGTATGGATTCCGGCTTCATTATCCTTGGCGCAACAAAAACCGCTGTGGGTCTTGGCGTTACTGACCCAGATACTCTGGAGTCAACTTTCCATGTCGTCTACAACAATAGCGAAACAGGTGTGAATGCGGGTGTCACTATTGAGCAACTTGGCACTGGTGACTCTGTTCAGCACTTCACTTTGCCTGGTGTAGTGACCTACTCCCTTGGCATAGACAATTCCCTTACTGGTGACCCATTCTACATCTCAGCCTCTGCCGACCTAGCCACCACCCCTGCTATTCGCATTACAACGGATAGTGTGGTTTCTATCGTGGGTGATGCGCTTCGTGTTGGCATCACAACCGATACCACACCCCCCTCCAAGTTTTACGTCAACAAGAATGTCCTTGCTGGTTCTTCAAATGAGCGAGGGGCGACCATCATCTTGGCTGGTGGTGTCACTAGCACTGCTCGTGAATATACGGGTCTTTACATTGAGACAAACCCCTCTGGCACAGGTCTCGCCACTGTCGATGAAACGGGTCTCCACATCAAGACTCGTGGCTCACAGTCATCAGGGCAACCCCTCAACCTGCTCTTGGAATCCACCAATGGTGACGTTGCCATGCAGTACAAGCAACTCACTTCCACCATCACCTACACCATGGGCATTGACGTGGATGATGACAGGTGGAAGTTGGTGGTGGGTAGCAGTTTAGATGGTGGCTTTGAGTGCATCTCTATCAACCCTGCTACAGGCAACGTGACCATTTACGGTCTCACCATAGAGAGCGAAGAGGGTTCAGTCCATCCAGAAGCTACAGGAGATGACGGCATCATCGTAGTGGCACCCCAAAAGATTAGCGTAGATGCCTCAGTAGTGAGAACGAGTCGCACCATTACAACCGGGTCCAGTAGTGGTCTCTCTGGGGGTGGCACCTTAGGAGGAGACCTCTCCCTCACCATCAACCTCATGGACACCAGTCCTGGCCTACAACTCACTGCAACTGGTGTTGGGGTGGACAGTACAGTGGTTCGCACTGACAGGACCATCAGCACTGGCACATCGAGCGGCTTGTCTGGGGGTGGGGCACTCAGTGGAAACCTCTCCCTCACCATCAATCTCATGGACGCAGACCCCGGCTTGCAACTCACCTCCACTGGTATTGGGGTAGATGCCACCGTAGTGAGAACAACCCGCTCCATCACCACAGCATCTGCCTCTGGCCTCCAAGGGGGAGGTACACTGGATGCGAACAGGTCCCTCTCTATTAACCTGGCAGACACGAACCCCGGCCTGGAACTGCAAGCAACAGGCATCTCTGTTGACAGTTCCGTGGTTCGCACCACTCGTTTGGTTTCTACTGGTTCTGGTCTCTCAGGGGGTGGCGCACTGAGTGGGGACCTGACCCTCTCCATTGACCTGGCAGATACCAACTCAGGCTTAGTGGTTACAGGTACAGGTTTGGCTATTGACCTAGCCACGAACCCAGGTCTTGCTTTCGTGGCAACGGGCCTAACGATTGACATAGCTGACACGGACCCCGGCTTACAACTAACACCAACTGGTATCCAGGTGGATTCCACTGTGGTCAGAACCAGCAGGATTGTGGGCACCGCATCCTCTTCTGGTCTCTCTGGGGGAGGGAACCTGGGCAGCGACCTTGCCCTGGTTGTGAACCTGGCAGATACCAACCCTGGACTAACCCTAACCGGGACGGGGGTTGCTGTCCTTCTCAAAACCACTAACTCTGCCCTCTCCTTGGTAGGAGGGTTGCAGGTCACACCAGGGGACGGTATCACTGTTGTTGGCAATGATGTGGCTGTGGACAGCACTGTGGTTCGTATCACTCGCCTGGTCTCCACTGGCGCAGGTCTCCAAGGGGGAGGGGCACTGGCAACAGACTTGACCCTCTCTGTGAAACTTGCTACCGTCTCTGGTCTCAACACAACTTCTGGTGCAGCCCTGGCAGTGACCCCTGGCACTGGCATCATCCTGGCCTCTAATCAGGTGCGAGTTGACCAGGCATTCTCTCCAACCTGGACAGGGACCCACACGTTCAACCTGGACCCCCAGATAAACGCTAACCTGGACTTTCTTGGAGCAGGACGCTCCATCACCACCAACTCCACCAACTCCCTCACCTTGGCTCCAGGTGGCAACCTAATCCTGGCTGCAGTGGGTGACCTAGCCAAGACCTCTGCTATACAGGATATACCCACTGGTATCAGGGGTCTCAGGTTTTGGGACAGGGGTAGCAACTATGTGCAGTTAACGGTCAGTGCAATCAAGGCTGATGAACTACTGGTGCGGGTCTTCGCTGCTGATGAGACTCGCCTGAGTAGAGGGGAAGAGTACTGGAGCAGGTCTTTTGGTATCGTGGAGGAAGACTCTCCTGCCCTCCCTGCAGATGAGGGAACCTTCGACGTTTGGTTTGAGGATGCCCCTGCCTTGGAGGATGCCCCCCTCTTTGACGCTGGCAACTACATCATGATACGTGTAGTGGACCGTACCTCTGGTCTGGTTCTCTCTGCTATCTGGTTTGAGGTGATAGATGGGGATGCTGCTGGTACGAATGATTGGGTCCAAAGGCAAGCTGCCACAGATGGCCCCCCTGCACACGTATCCAGACAGCAGTGGCGTTTGAAGAGGAAGTTTGGGGGCGTGACAGGTCAGATTATCAAACGTGGTAACGTGGCCCTTGACGTGGGCGTAGCGGGCCAAGGATGGGTGCATCTGAGCGCACTGCAGGATACTGGAGGTCCTTTCATTCAGGTGGGTCTCTTTGACCATTTGGATAGCAACGCTGTTCCAGTTCACATCAACAATGCACGCTTTGGCAACTTGAATGGTGTGGGTGGGGTATCTGGTAATGTGTGGGGTATTGCTGCTGCTGAAGACATAAGCGTAGATGTGGATACGGGGGACTATAGGGGCTTTATCGTTGATAACGTCAACGGGGCACGCTTCTATAATGGTGAAATCATCATGTATGACGACACCACCAAAATAGTCTCTCTAGCCCCCGAAACGGGATTGAGGATGAAGTTACCAGACTACTCAGTTGCTTCAATTGCACGTAGAGTTTTGTGGATGGAAGATGTTGATGCGTTTGTTGACTACACAGACATTCCTGTTGGCGTTTCGTTGAAAGGTATAAAATACCCTGCTAGTCGTGTCTCTTTTGAGGTTGATGTAGCTGGACCAGCCACTGAATACGGCAATATCCGTTTTGTTGCAATGGAAAGTGGAAATGTTAGCACTGCATCCTACCTTTCCATAATTGGTGGAAATACAGATAGATACATTGTCTTCGGTGTTGATAACGGAGGGGCGCATGGAGAAGGCTCTTTTCGTTTTGTCGAAAATAACGCTTCAACTGATAGTGGCGTAGATATCAGTCAGAACTCTACAGGAGATGCAGCCCTACGTTTCTTCTTGTCAACACCCCTTGGCGTAATTGGTCAAACCTACACAATAGGTATTGACAATAGCGATAGTGACAGATTCAAGATTTCAGGCTCCAACTCCCTTGGCACTACAGATATCTTGACCATAACCACAACCCAGGCCATTTTCGCCAGGGAAGTTAAAGCACTTGACTTTCTTGCCCAGTCTACATCTGGAGATGCCCTGTACAGTGTCTCTAATGTAGCAGGTAGTGCCAGTTGGTATATGGGCATGACCTCTTCGGGGACCAGTCTCATCCTCAGCCCTACAGGTCTTGGGACTCCATTCGTAATTTTCGACCCTGCTGTAGGTACGGACTACAAACGCTCTGGTGGCAATAACTTGACCCGAACCATAGCTGATGGTGGTGCAGCAGCCTTCCAGTCTGTTAGCTATGTCGACGCCGTTAACGGTGGCAGCTACACTTTCTCCACGGCAAGAGGCAGTGAAGGGACCCCCACTGTTTCCCAAAGTGGTGACCGTGTTGGCGTGTTCCTGTTCAATGGCTACAGTGCTTCAGGGGTGGCATTCCGTCAGGCAGCGGCAATTGGCGTGTTCATTGATGGTACACCAGACAATGACAGTACAGACATGCCAGGTCGCATTGCTCTCTACACCACGCCAGATGGTGAATCCTCCTCCCTTGAGAGGATGAGAATTAACAATAAGGGTAACTTTGGCTTTGGAACGACTGATATAAAGGCATGGGACTCTGGCTGGACTGCCCTGCAAATCTCTGCTGCTGGTGCTATCATGGCACATACCACGGTTGAGAACACCTGGGTTATGTCTAACGCCTACTATGATGGTACTTGGAAAAGACGGCTTGCAGCTAGTACGCAAGCATCAGCCTACTCCATGTCAGATGGACAGCACAACTGGTGGGTAACGGGTCTAGGCACTGCTGATAGCAGCATCTCCTGGGACAATCCCCTAACCATCCTCAACACAGGTCTTGTTGGTGTTAACAACGCATCCCCTGCTGCAAGGTTAGATGTTGTAGAGTCAAACCCCAAGACTGAGGATGGCATTAAATTAACTGCCCACGCAGACCCTCCCACATTTGTAGGCTACCGAGCCAATGGCTCTCCCAGTTCCCCATCTGGGATAGGAGCAAACGAAACGATGCTTCTGATTGGGGCGAGAGCAAGACACTCTTCTGGTGCGCCATCTTACGGCAGCTACTCTGCCTACATGCAGTTCGTAGCTACTGAGGCGCACAGCAGCACAGCCAGGGGTTCTAGGATTGAATTCTACACAACCTCCAACGCCACCAACTCTCAGAACCTTGGCCTCACCCTGGACTGGAATGCGTTGCTGTATAGCCTGTCTACATATTCAGCCACAGTCGCTGTTGTACCCAACATGGCAATCGCCAACGATGGTAAGATAACCAGAACCACTCACGCTAACAGTTCTTTGCGCTACAAGGACAACGTAGAGGAAATAAGGGGGACACCCTACTCAAAGATGTTGGAGGGGCTAGTGCCAGTCTCCTACACTCTCAAAGATGATGTGGAGGCCAAAAGGAGGGTGGGCTTTATAGCAGAGCAGTTGAATGACCTGCCTGGTGGGGAAGACTTCATCCAGTATGATGAAGAGGGGCGACCTGATGCAATCTACTATGACCGTTTGGTGGTTGCACTTCTAATGGAGTTGATGGTGTTAAAGAGGAGGGTACATGGCAAGCAGTCTTAATGTCACGGTGGGTAACGGCACCTACAGCAAGGTGCTAAAGGGGACAGACGCAGAGGTAAGGAACAAACTCTCCCTTTTCGCCAGGAGCCAGGGTATCACTTTCCCAGAAGGTTCCACCCCTTTGGAACAGTTGAATATCGTGGGTGATGCCATCGTCAACCTGGTGTCACACCATGCCAAGCAGCAGAAGCTAAGGGAGTTAACAGCCCAACAGCAACAGGATTTACTTGCACAAGCTGTAACTGAAGGGGAGTTGTGATATAATTTAACTATCATCAACTAGATAGCCACAGGAGGCATTTCAATGAATCGTGAAGACTTGGTTAAGGAGTTGTCCCAGATGGAAGAGGTCTTCCGTCAACAGACAGTGCAGTTAGAGAACCTCACACGAGCCAGAGAGCAACAGTCTGGTGCCATTCAGTACGCTCGCTTGATTTTGGAGCGTATGGACAAGGGCGAGGAAGAGAAGAAGGCGGTACCCGTTATCGCTGACCTCCCCAAGAACTCCGTACCTGCTGAGGAGTTGTAATGTTTGAGGCTGGCAGCACCCACTTCAACTACTTTGACCACCCCTACAACAACACTCGCATTAACGAGCGCACTGTAGAGGTTCCTGTCGCTTTGGAGCTAATGTACAGGTACCCCAAGGTCTTGGAGATAGGTGCTGTCACCCCGCACTATTTGTACAAATTAAACCATCCCGTTGTAGACTTATACGAAGTCTTCCCTGGTGTGACCAACCAGGACGTTCTCACCTATGAGCCGTTCAATGTTCCCGTTGACCTCGTCCTCAGCATTTCCACGCTAGACCACCTCTTTAGTAGGGAGAACGTTATGAAGGCAGTGGAGAGGATGAAGGGGTGGGGTAAGCACCTCTTCATCACCCTCCCCTTTGGTCAACCTGAGTGGGCAGGGTCAGGCCCCTGGCTTGATGACCTGGTCCTCTCTGGCTCTCTGGAGATGCACGTAACCAGGCTGGATAAGACGTTCCCCGACAATCACCTCTGGGAGGAGGTCCCCCTGCTGGGTTCCCCCTGCCGCCCCTACAACGGGGTCACCCGCTTCGCTAACACTGTCTTCCTGCTCACCTACCCTCAGCCCCTCCATCTCCTTCTTGGTCAGAACGAAGACCTCCTCAAAGAGGCACCCTTCCGCTAACAACCTCTGCACACTCTCACCCTCAGCCCAGTTCCTGAAGACGAAACGCACCATTCTCCTGCCATCAATCTGAGTTATCATGTGCCAGCCGTTGTTCACCTGGACTCTTCCTTTCGTTCCATGCTGCTATCGCTTCCTCTTTCCACTCCTCCAAGGGGGCGTAGATTCCAGCCCTTATCTCAGGCCCCCTAATGCAGCACACCACTGCGGCCCACCTACTCCCCGTCTCATGCCAAAACGTTGTTGGTTCATTCTCATCTGGGGTCTCCCCACAGAACGGACATGGCAGTAGCATCTCACCCTCCTACTAACGCCCTTAACTGAGCCTCAGTGATGACGAACACTTTCTCGTAAGTGAATCCCAGTTCCATGTTGAGGGAGACACTGACTCCCCCCGCAGCATGCTTCCCTTTCACAACCCTAAGAACAGCAGGGTCCAACTCCGTCTCATCCTTATGCCTCACCTTGTACCACCCATCCGTAATCACTCACCCTCCTTTGGCAACACCATCGCTTGCAACACAATCCACCTAATCTGGTCATCACTGTTCAGATACACGCCAGCTTGAACCCCACCTTGGGGCACCATCCCCTGCTCATTCGCCAGCTTCATCACGTTCTGAGCCAGGTTCAGCAAAGCATCATCACCCTCTGGACCCCAGCACGTACCCACCGCAATCATATATCCGTCAATTCTGGACATTTCTCCATTAACCTTTCAAATAGCTGGTACATATGGATTTCACTCATATCGTCAGGTGACACGGACAGGGTAAAGGCATGCTCTGCGCCAAGACTCTTCATCTTCCTGCAAGCGTTCTGCCCCGCTGTGTCACCATCGTACAAGAACACTGGTCTCAGGTGCCGGGTCACATCAAGCAGCCCCTCATTCGCTTTAGCCCCCATCGTGGAGAAGATGTAGGCTTGCACATCAAAGCGGGTTTTGATGAACTGGTGCAAGCGCATGGCACTCCAAGGACCCTCTGTGATGAGAACCACCTTGCCCTCCCTGCACCCCTTCAACTGCACCAAAGGCCAGAGGGGGGTGGGTTTGCCGTGTATGTTATAGCGGGTCCCAGCCTCCTCCGGGTTCAGGTAGCGCACCATGCAGCCCTGCGTTTTACCCCTCAGATTAACGAAGGGGAACAAGGTCCCTTGTAAGGGGTACATCGTCCACTGCACACCGTAGAACTCAATCGTCTCAGCAGAGATTCCCCTCTCCGCATAGTAGGGGTGATACAGCATCACCCCCCTTGGCATAGCAAGCACCTCCATGGTGAGGTCGAAGTCAGGTACCTCTCTTTCACTAGGTGCAACTTCATCCATCTCCAGGTGCAACCTGCTCTGCATTTGGTGCAAGTTCAACCCCAGGTTACACACCGGGCAATAGAACAACTCCTTCTTGGGGTTCCACCAGGCAGAGGGAGTCTTGTCATGGTGGAAAGGGCACCTCACTATCTCCTCCCCCGCTGAAGTCTTGTGGACCTCCAACCCCAAGTCTCGTGCGCTCGTCCCCATCATCCTCCTCCTTCCACCTGGACCTTGATATGAAGTTAATCTCTTCGTTCAGGAAGCCCATCATCCTCTCCAACTCCTTCAGCCTTTGGTCTACCTTGACGGGTATCCTGCCCCCTTGCCAAGAGCGGTAGACCGTATCATGCACCTTGCTCAACTCGTTCTTAATCTTGGCTAACATAATCAGTTCAGCAGTGGCCTTCATGGGTTGTAGTGTCTCCTCTTAGTCTCTTCAACCTTCTCTTCCCACTCCTCTGCTGTGAAGAGTACACACTCCTCTATCTTCCAACCGATGCTCTTATACCAGGACAGTTCACGAGAATCCCTCCTGGCAACAGTCCATGTTCCATTCTCGTCAGTCACTTTAAGTACTCTGTCCATCACTCCTCCACTTCTCCAGCAGTTCCCGATAATGCTTCTCGATAATCTCAGCACCCACTTCTTCGGGGGATAGAATCCGCAAAGCTCGACTATCGTTCCTCATCATCTCATAAGTTTCCTTAAGCACGTACACGACCACTCTTTTCTCAGTTTTCCTATCCATCACTCCTCCAAGGCGGTTTTGGTATCGTAGACTTTCACGAACATGCTATCAAAGTAGAACTTCATGAAGAAACCCCAAGAGCCACTGCCCCACCTGTTCTTGATGCACTCCACGAACAGGTCATCATCCGTATCCTTTTCCTTGTTAATCGCCAAGACCAGGTCTGCGTCTTGTCCTAGTGCATCTGCATAAGCGATGTTCTCTATTTCGATTCTCTTACCCACTGCCCCTCTGTTTGCTTGGTGCAGCCCCAGGATGGGTGCCCCATTCGTATCTGCGAGTCGTTTCAGGTTGCGACTTATGTCCGTTATCTTCTCCCAGTGCGAGTCCCCGCTTACCCCGTTCATCAGGTAGATACCATCCACAATCACCATGTCTGGGATATAGGTGTAAATCAGGTTGTTCAACTCCTCAATCCCCTTGACTGGTTTGTTGGGCACCACCACCTCCCCGTCCATGTGAGAGGCGATGTAGGAGACGGTCTGTATTCTCCTCTTATCATCCTCTGTCCAGTCCATCAGCCTCTTCTTCATGGGGTTCCATCCCCCAATAAAGGAGTCTATCTTGCCTATCACATCGTCTGCCCTGTTCTCGTTACTCACCATCAGCACCTTCCTCCCCCTCTGTAACCACTTGGTGAGCAGCCAGATAGCAAACGTGGTCTTACCTGTCCCTAGCCTACCTATCAGGTAGATGAGGTCCCCCTGCGATATGCCCCCTGTGTACCTGTCAATCTGTGGTATATCGTAGGGATGAGAGGTCGCCCTTCTCGTGTAAAGACTCCTATCAAACTTGGTAAAGAAAGTGACACCCCCATCTCCCCCCTGGAGGTTTTGGTTCAACTGCCTGACAAAGGGGAGCGGGTCTGCTCCCTTCTTCAACTCCTCTTGGATAGAGGTGATGTACTCTCTGGCGTAGTGGTTCCTCTTCTGCTGCAACTCTCTATCGTAGATATCCCCAAGGGGGTCCTCTGATGAGACGGGCACGAACAACTCGAACTGCTCCCCCAACCTGTCCACGGTGGGTGTGGTGCTGTACTTCAGGACGTACTCCTTTATCCACCCCACCATCTTCTTCTCGAACGAAGAGAGGAACTGCTCAGGCATACCAAAGAGCAGGGTTACGTCCTTGTTGACGAGTGACTTTGTGATGAGCGAATTCATTCTTCTGCATCCTTCAGCCTGTAGACCTTCACATCGTTCGTACTGCCATAGAAACTCTTGGAACCTGAAACGAAACTTCCCACCCCTATCACACTACTCGCAGGTCTGCACCAAAAAGAGCCATGGGGTGACAGATGGTAGACCCGGTACTCGCCCTTGGCACTCTTCTTGTCCACCATCTCAGTGACAAAGCCAGCGAACCTCTCATATTCTTTCTTGCAGGGCACAGCCAGCAGCTTCTCCATCACCCTGATAAGGCTCTGTGTGGGCACCACGTAGCCCAGCACATCTAACTGCACAGCAAAGCTATGCTCAACGGGTATCTCATCGTACTTAGGCATCATGCTCTTTGGGTCACCCGTCAGGGTCTTGAACGCACCTATGCGCTCCAGTTGAGTCTTGGCCCTACTGTTGCACTTCTTCTTGGGAACCCTCTTGTCGAACTCCTCATAGCTCAGGAAGTGACCATTGCTCCTGCGCTCCTCCACGATGGTCTTGACTGCCTCCTCCCCCAGGAACGCTACGTCTGAGAGAGGCAGGTAGATGGTGTCACCCGACAGTTCATACTCTTCACTGGAGATGTTGATGGCTGGCATGTTGATGTAAAGACCGTTCTGAACAGCGTCCATGATGTAGGTCTGGGCGTTGCCCTTGTCGTACCTGAGCATAGCCACTGTGAACTCTGGTCTGTAGTAAGCCTTGAAGTAGGCCAACTGGTAACTAATCATGGTGTAAGCAAAGGCGTGTGACTTGTTAAAGCTGTACCTGCTGTGGGTGTATATCTCATGCCAAAGCTCAGTCAGGAACTCCTCATCATAGAAACTCTCCACCCCCTTCCAGAAGAACTTGCTCCTCAACTCGTTCATCTCAGCCTCCCACTTCGGGTCACCCACTGCTGCCTTGGAGAGGAGTCTTCGTGCCAAGTCTGCTTCACCAAAGGTGGTGCCTGTCACCTCTGCATACACAGCCATCACCTGTTCTTGGAAACAGATAACCCCGTAAGTGTCTTCGAGAAGATGATCTAACTTTGGGTGCAGCTTCCTTGGGTTCTTCATGAACTCCGGGTACATGGTGGCAGTGCCAGCATCCAGGGCACCTGGCCTATACAGTGCGTTGATGGTGGCAAGGTCATTGAAGTTGCGGGGTGCCACCCTCATGGTCAGGTCCCTGATGCCATCACTCCCTGTCCACTGGAAGATACCTGCCACGTCACCTTCGCAGAAGAGGCGGTAGACCTGTGGGTCATCATAGTGGGGACAGGCATCCCCCGTCCTCTCCTCTAACCAGTGCAGTTGGGAGAGAGCGGATAGACTGAGCAGGTCGTACTTCACAATGCCCACCTTGCTCAGGTCCTTGGTGTTCATACCCTCAGCCCAGGCTGCTACAAGCTGGTCCCCTGCTCTCTCAATGGGGATGGGTCTGTCTGTGACGATAACCCCTGCTGCGTGCTTCCCTCTATGGCGTATCTGCCCCATCATGGTGTTGTAAGTGGAGAGGGCATCTGGGTGAGCGTTGATGAACTTCTCAAAGACCTCTGAGTCTGCCGTGGAATCTGCCGCCTCTATCTCCAGGCTCTTGGGTATGGTAAGTACCCTGGCTATGTCATGCACAGCAGACTTGTGCGAGTAACAGGAGTAGGTTGCTATCGGCACTGTGCCCCACTTCTCTTGGGCATAGTTCAGCACCATCTCCCTCCTATCAGCCTCAAAGTCCACGTCTATGTCAGGATAGTCCATTCTTGCCGGATTGAGAAACCGCTCAAAAAGCAGGTTATGCTCCAAGGGGTCTATGCCTGTGATGCCCAGCAGGTACAGTAGGTAGCTGCCACCCCCGCTCCCTCTCCCTGGCCCCACATAGACGTTGTTGTCCTTGGCCCACTTCACGATATCCCAAAGGATATAAATGTAGGCCAAGAAGTCCTTCTCGTTGAGGATATGGAACTCGTACTTGAGCCTCCCTATCCTGTGCCCACTGCCACCCTTGGCTGCTATGTCCTTGCGCAGGGCATCCTTGAGTGCCACAGTCAGGGTCTCGTTGACGTTGGGTATGTGGGGCAGAGAGGGTTTCCTCTTCATGTCCCACGCCTCTACCCGCTCCGCTATTAGGTTCGTGTTATACAAGCCCCATGTCACCACATCAGGGTCCGTGAACTTAAACGCCTCATGCATCAACTCATCATAGCTCTTCAACCAAAGGTGCTGGGAGTCGTAGGTGAACCCCCTCCTGCTCTTGGTGATAGCCTGGTGGGCATGGAACTGGTCCCTGCATGGATAGTGAGTGTCGTTGGTCACGACTATCTTTACATCAGTGCCCTTCGCCATCTCTATCGGCTTTGACCAGATATCGTGGGTGCCCACAAACATCACCTCAGCCCCCACATTCCTTGGCCCATCCATGGCATCACAGAGGTCTAGGAAGTAGTCTCTGCCATACTCTGCATGCAATGCACTGCTTGCACAGCCTGTAAGGGCGTGTAGCCCTTCCCTGTGCTTCTCAAGGGCATCTAGTGTTACGAGCGGGTAACCCCCGCTGTGGTTCACTACGTGGCTCCAGGTGTTGAGCTTGACCAGGTTGCCAAAGCCTTCCTCATTCATTGCGTGCAGCGTGATGTGGTGCCTGACACCGTGGTAGAGCAGGTATGCTTCTAGGCCGAGAATGGGTTTGATATCATGCTCCGTACAGGCAGACCAAAACGCCACTGCGTTGGCAAGGGTGCCGTGGTCTGTCATGGCAAGGGCTGACATATGCAGCCTTGCTGCTTCCTTAACCAAAGAGACTACCGTGCCAGCCCCGTCTAGGCTGGCATCGGTGTGTACATGGAGGGGAGTGTACATAGCTACCTCAGTTCTGGGATGATGACCTGCTGGAAACTCTTTCCCTCTAAGACATAGAGGTTCTCCCTGGTTGCCAAGAGACCCAAGAGCAGGAACGCTCTGACCACGTCCTTGGCTGGTCTGTTGCTGTTCTTGGCGACCTCTTCCACTTCTTGGTAAATGCTGTCTGGGATGGTGACCCGGTACTGCTTCTTATCGTTCATTCCAATTCTCCTTTGGTTACTACTTCTATTTTTGGCAACTCTTTGGCACCTGCCATGAAGAGTACAACTGCGAGTGCATCCGTGTGATTGTTGGTTAAACCATCAGCAACAAACAAGTCGAAGACCTCCAGCTTTGTCTTGCATCCCAACGCTTTCCTGGCTGGGCTAGGTGACACCTCTACCACCTCCAGCCCTTGGCTAATCGCAGTCCACTTCAAGTAACCGTACCTCTCAAACAAGTCTCTCACTGTCTTGGCATTCCTGAAGTGGTGCTGCTTCTCGAACGCTACCTTGGTGATGTTGAACTTCTTGGCAGTCTCCAGCATCACCAAGGCTTGCTGTATGGGGTCTCCACGGTACTGGAAGACGTATGCCTGATTGTCCTCCTCACTGTAGATCGCATAGCCCGTTGTCCCTGCCGGGTCCATTCCCAGCATCATAGCCCTGCCTCCCTCTTCATGCGCTCCACCTTGGAGCGGTACTCATGCACGTTAATGCCCCAAAGGGGTGGGATGACGAGGACCAGACCGTACAGTTTGCTGCGAAAGGTGCTGCCCTCATCCTTATCCCCCAACCCCATCTGCTTCAACCCCCTCCGGGTGGTGAGGGTGAGTATCCTGTCAGGCAACAGTTGCTTTGTCCACACGGCGCAGGAAGCGGAGACCGCATCTTCATGCTCCAACTCCTCATGCTGGCAGCGAATGGTCTGGGTGTAGGTCGCCATATCTTCCAGACCGATAGCCCCCAGCCTCATGATAGAGGAGACGACTTCCGATTCGTTTTGGGCATCATCCAGAACCAAGACTCTTGGCGTCTCCTCCTCACCAAGGTTGATGTGGGATACCCTTGAATGCTCCTGCTCAGGGACCATGCCACTGCACACGTTACAGTCTGCGCATAGGTTAAACATGGAAGTTGTCCAGCCACTGCATGGCACCAAGGCAGAGGGTGACCACCTCCTCATCCCCACTAGCTTTGGCTGTGTTGTGCTGCACTGTCACCAGGTTGTACATGAACCCCAAGAGGGAGGGGTCAGGGGTCGCTTGCTTGATGCCCTCTGCCACCCGTATCAGGGTCAGGCTCATGTCTGCGAAAGCAGAGGTCTGTTCAGCCAGGGCTTCACTCTGTGCAGCCACCAGGTCCAGCATCTCTTGGTGCTGCTCCTGTCTACCCACCATGATGGGGATGGTCTCCCACCCCTCCCGCTCACTGCCGTCCTGCGATATGTCTATCTGTCCACCTTTGCGCAACAGGTACCATTGTCCGTCCATGTTATCCCTCCCACCAGGGTGTCTCAACCTTCCACCAAACGCCAGTCAAGTCGTTGACTGTGCCTAACGTAATGTCGCTGTTACCTATCACGTTGATGTAGATGCCATCAAAGACCCAGTAGATACAGCGGAACTCATCACCACCCATGTTGTCATTCCACCTGCCCTCAAACGCCCACCACCCATCTGTGTCTGGTGCTGGCATCCCTGCCAAGGGTAGGTCCAGGTCTGTCTCGAACTCCAGGCTACGCTTCACCAAAACCCACCTCCTCAACCAGGGCAATCACGCTATTGCACACGTCCCTCAACTCCACCACTTTATCCAAGGGGAAGGCAGCATTGGTCAGGCCGGAAGCCTGGAACAGAACAGACTTCACCTTATCCTCACTGAAGTGAACCCACATCTCAACGTAGTCTGAAGTGAAGCGAACTCTTGTAATTTTTTTTCTTTGGCTGTTCTTGAACTCCAAGAACCTGTTTGCCCCATGCTTCAGGGCTAGTCTCTGAAACTCTTTGTGTGTCATTCCTCACCTCCAAGGTGCAGTCTTTCATATGGGAAAGAAACCTTTGGTATCACCAGCGTGCTATCAGGCCCACGCAGGACGACCGTAACCTCATCCTTCTCCACCACCTTCATGGGCATGAAGTAGACCAACTCCCTTATCCAATGCTCCTCATACAGCGTGTCACCCACCTTCACATCATCCCAGTTTACCATTTCGCTCCTTTGCCATGTTCTCTAAGTCGATGAGAACATCAACCACGTCCTTATACACCTTCGATATGACTATGAGGTCCTTCCTCCCACTCTCCAGTTCAATCACGTCAATCACCCCCGCCCAATTCCCGTCCTTGTCACAGTAGATGGAGATGTACGCATCGTGTTCATTGTCATCCAGCTTGTTCATCAACTCCATTGCTTCCTTCATGCAACCCTCCAGGGGGTGGTCTCCCACCCCCACTTCTATTCAGCCTAGACCAGTTCCAGGTCCTCAACCTCATCCGTCTTCTTGGCGGCACCACCCTTACTGCCCTTGCCCTTATAGGAGCCAAGGAAGGTGGTGTAGTCTTCCGCACCAAAACGCTTCGCAATCATCTGCTTGACCTCATCAGACTCCAGGGGTCCCAGCATGGCAATCACGTCCACCTCTGGCACATCACTCACGTCCTTCTTCTTGCCCTTGGGCACGATGCTGTAGCGAGTGGAGAGGCCCGAACCTGTGCGCTTGATGCGAATGACCATGCCCTTGAGGGAACCACCCGCATCGCTGATATCCAGCAACTGACCATGGGCTTGCTTGCCCATGCTCCACACCTTGGACTCACCCTCCTCTGTCAGGACAGGGAGGTAGGCCCGGTACCGCTTCTCAACACCAAGGTCATGGGAGGGGTCCTCTGCCCCTGTGTAGACCCAGACCGGGCTGGCACCATCATCCAACCAGATGGCGCACTGTTCGCACTGCAGGATTTCTTTGGCATCCACCAAGACCGTCACGTCCTCATAGTCCCCTGCCTTGAGGGTCAGCCAGCTACCACCACCGTTGGTGTCCTTGCGTGGGTCGTATCCTGCTTTAACTGGATTGAACTTAGCCATGATTTTACTTTTCCTTTTTGAAGATAGTGAAACGATTGGGACGAAGTAGCCTGTTTTCCTTGAACTCCCTGCCCCTGTACCAGGGGATGGGTGATACCACTTCCTCTCTGTAAGCCTGTGCAGCTATCACGGACCCCACTATGAGCGCACCTGGGTACCGCTCCTTCAACTCCGCAATCAACTGCCTTCCCTCATTCCTTTGGATAAACTTCACGGTGACAAACTCAACACCTCCTCCTTCATAGATGGTCTCGTTGATGGAGTAAGCACTGATGATGCAGTGCGATGGTACCGTGACCGTGTCCGTCTCCCACTCCCTGTCGTGGAAGGCCAGGGAGTGGGGTGTTGCGTTGATGATGCTAATCCCATTTGGTAAGGTTATCATGCGTACAGGGAGCGAACGATGCTCTCGATAACGTTTGGGTCTTCGTTGAAGACGTTCCATGCCTTGCCGTAGATGTAGTCGTTCGCAACCCTAGCCTCCTCAGTGATACTGATAGACAACACCTCAATCCCTTTGGCTCTCAGTGCATCAACCTGCTCCTTAGTGTGTCTGTTGGCCTTTGGCCCAGAGTAGTGGTCTGCTCGTGGGTCTCCGTCGCTGATCACAATCAACATCTTTCTCTTGGTGCTGGCAAACTTCTTGCCCATGTGGAAGATGGCGTAGCCATCCCGGTTCTCGTTGGTGTAGTCCCTCCTGCGCACAGTTTGCAGACGGTTCGATAGGCTGGAGATGGGGTCTCCAAAACTCTTGAAACGATAGATGTTGACGTTGCCAGCCTCTGGCAGGTCTGCACTGTGCCCATACACAGCCACCTCACAGTGCCCCTCCATCAACCCCATCGCTGCTCCTGCTGCAGCACTGGTCGCCTCTGTGAGCCGGGTCTTGCCGCTCCTTACGCCCCCTATGGGGCACTGCATGGAACCTGAGCAGTCCACCAGGATGACGACCTGCATGGGCTTGAACGTGTTGACCTTGACACGCTCAGAGAATATCTTCTGGTCAGTGGCAATGCGGTGTAACCTGGTGATGGTGTGTCCCGTTGTTCGGTTCAGACCGTATGGTTTGTTGACAGTAGTGCGCTGCCTTGTCCACTCAGCCAAAGCCACGTAGCGGTTGTCGATAGGGACAGGAGAGGTGTCCTCTGGTACAACTTGCTCCAGAAAGAGGGACATTGAACTCTCCTCATCCCCCGGCACATTCTCCATGGTGACAGTCACATCATCCAGCCTATCCAGGGAGCGGTTCAGGATATCACTGTCTATCCCCATTGGCTTCTCATCACTACCACTACCCGGCATGTGGTTGACAGTGGAACCCACTGACTCCCCGAACACCTCCTCCATCTCCTCCTCCGGGGGAGAAACCGCATTCTCCATGAGCATCTCATACAGCACAACCGCCAGCTTGATACGGTCAGCCAAAGAGGTTAACTCTGTTGCTGTGCGAATGAGGGAGAAGAGTCTCTCCATGTAGGGGGTGAGACCAGCCACCCCCTCTCTGGCTTTGGCAAAGATGAGCAGGTTGAGGGCTGAGAGAATCTGCTGGTCATCCTTGGGTGTCCCCTCAATCCCAGCGCACGCACCCACGTACTCATCCAACCTGTCCTGCCGGAAGAGAGTCTCTCGACAAGTCTCCACCATCCAGGCCAGGGAGGGTATGTTCTTGCACACCTCATACTCGATGAAGATATCCTCAATCACGTTGCTCAGGGTGGCAGCAGCGTTTGGGTCATAGACCCACTTGGTCTCCTTCTCGATGCGAGAGAGGTAGGGTTCCAGGGTCTTGGGTGAGTAGGCGAAGTGCGCTGCCTCATGGACGATGACACCAAGGACAGCAGTGAGAGCATCATCTGAGGGCACCAGTCCAGGGTAGTATTGAAACTTCCCCTTGAGGTACTCCCGGTTCAGATAAATGATGCCATTTTCCTGTTGAGCGGCACCACTGCCACCGTCCGTGAAGCGCACAGACACATCTCTGTCCAGTTTGGTCTTGAAGACTGTGCGAACCAGGCCAATGCAACTGGCAGCGAACTGAGCGTAGCGGTGAGAGTTGCTGTGGTAGGTGGGAACCCAGACTGATGACCCGTACCATGTGCGAATGTCCATTAGACTGGCTCCACTTCTAGCGCATGGAGGGAGAGAACGTGTGCTGTGGTGAGAGGCTCAGTCAGACCCAGACCGATGTTCATGCCCTCTTTCATATCATCAGCCATCTTCTTGGCATCTGCAAGGGACAACTCACCACCCACTGTGGGCAGTGTGCGCAGCAGCTTGACCACGTTGATGAGACGGTACTCGCTCGACTTGCCAAGGTATTGAAGCTGCACATGGAATCGGAAACCCTCTACCTTTGGCAACTCAACCTTCTTCTGCTCCTCCTCCACCACCACCACACCACCAGAGAAGATATCCCCCTCAACCTGCCGGGGTAGGCATGGTCCAAACTCAGAGTTCAACTGGTCAACCACGGTCTTACGCAGGTTCGTACCCATGTTGTCCACTGGCAGTCTGCGCACCACCACAGACTCAAACGCCTCTCTCGTCGTCATACCAGCCATGACCATGTTAGCGATGAGGAGAGTGGAGCGGGTTGAGCAGATAACGTCCCGGTCTCGCAAGATGTTTGCCATCTTCACCACCTTGCGTGCGTCTGCTCTCAGCACATGAGTGCGCTGCATCAGCACGTTGATTTCCTCATCCACTGGCATAGGCCCCACCTCCAGCACGAAGTCGAAGCGGTTCATGAGAGCCTCATCAAGCTCGAAGGTGCCAGTGTACTTGTAGCCTGTATTGATGGTGCCCACTACCACCACGTTTGGGCCTATGCGGAATTCCTGTTCGTGAACCACTGTGCGCCCATCATCATCCAAGAGGGGGAACAGGGTGTTATGGAGCCAAGGCTCCAGCCTGTTGAACTCGTCCAACACCACGACCAGGTCACCCTGCTCTATGGCTTTGGCAAACTCACTCTTGATGAAGACGGTGCTGCCGTGTCTCGCCTCTCTGAACCCGAACCATTCCTCCGGGTCTCGAATCGTTGCGCAGTTCATACGCATGAAACGGTAACCGATAGCCTCAGCAAACTTCCTGGGGGTGGTCGTCTTACCGTAGCCACTCCCACCCACCATCATGATCTTAATCGCCCGTTCCGGCTTGCTCCTGCTCATGCCAAGGGCAGTGTTGAAGACGAGTCGTGACTCCTGGTTGATGTAGTACCCCTCCAACACCTCTGCCTTTGGCACCGGGGTGAGGGTGGGTGCCCCTGCCACAGACGCAGCCTCTGCACTCTTCAACATCTTCTTTCCTCCTGCCGATAGGGTGAAGACCGCCTTGATGTAGGAGCCGTAAGGGAAGTCGTGCAGTTTTCTGTTCTGCACCTTGGTGCCCACTGCTATCAGGTCATTGTCGGTTGTGTGAACCATTGCCCGGTAGCCATTATCCAGTTTGATTAGGGTCGTTGTGATTGCCATTTCAGGTTCCTTTTTGAATGAGATTGCTTTTATGTGTACCGAGTCTATGACACCATCCCAAAATTCAGACCGACTTGTTACTCCAACCTCATCTGCTACAAACACCCTCTCTAACCCTTTCACTCTTATATCCTCACTCGTCCACTCCTTCACCCTTAACGCCTCCTCCCTTATACCCCTTTCCTCTTCCAGTAACTTCGCCCTTACCTTTGCGACAATCTCTTCCTCAATCGTGGTGAGGTGGTCACTCATTTTACTCAGCAACTTCGCCCTATCACCCATTTCTCTCCTGCTCCCTTCCCCAAAAGTAGATGATATCCTCAACCTGATTAGCTGGCCCCTCTAACACCAGTTCCCAGCCATCCTCCAAGATTCTACTACCCACTACTGAAACCTTGGGTGCAACGAGAGAGAGGTCTTTCTCTATGAGAGACCTTTTCTTGAAGATAACTACGCTATCCACTGAATTGTCCATGTCCTGGTTCCCTTTTTGAGTGACTAAGTAATTAGTAACTGGTTCTCTTCCCTTGATATCTTCTTCCATCCAAGAGAAGAGACGGGAGAGAGAAGTAAAAGAGTACATCTTTCCCTCCTCTCCCATCACTTCAACTTCGTACATATCTCCCCCCTGAAATAGAATAACATAGGTTTTAACTATATGCAAGTAGTTAAAGACTTGTTTAGTCATAAAGAACCAAAGAGATAAGTGTACTCTTACTCTTACCCCTTTGGTATATATATACTATATACAGCCGTTGTTCTTGGTTCAACCAAGTGCAACCTACACCTCCCAGCAGTGATAGATATCTGAGGGTGGTTTAATTTCTTCACCACACTCACAAGTGATGCAACCATGTGAAACCACTTGTAACAAGTCGCCCATCTCTATCTCATACTGGGTGTCACAATGGTTGCACTGAAGTGTAACCACTACCTCTTCCATCCCATGCTGGTCTATGTAGACGTTACCCCACGCTTCCATTCTTCCTCCATTTCCTTGGCTGCTATGTGAAGCAGGTTCGCTAAGTCCAATATCTCTTGCCTACTCAGCACCATGAGGATGCCATCATAGGGGTCGTCTAAGTTGCGCATGTCCAAGAACCTGTTGCCATCAATCGCCTTGGAAGTAGACACCCGGTACCCTGCCACTTCACCTCTCATTCTATCCCCCTCTGCACCAACTCGCCCTTGGCCCCTATGTAGATCACAGTGCGCCCATCCTCAGTCGTACCCGTAAGTGTCACCCGGTTACCATCGTGTGCAACCTGTGTTACTTCAAACGATTGCAGTCTTATCACTAAAGTGTCACCTGGTTTCACATCTTGCACCTCAAGCCACGGTCTCATTCCCATACCTCCATTGCTAGTAGGTTTCCCCAAACTTCCATCTCAACACCACAGTTCTTGCACTGCCTTGTCTTCCCATGCCCAGGTGTCTGTGTCTTCTTCTTGCATCTTGGGCATACCATCCACCACTCATCCGTTAGATGCTCATGCAGGATAAAGAACCTCTTCAACCCATGGCGGTAAACCAGGTCTGCGTATCTCAGGTCACCCTTCACTATCTCTGTGGGTTTCATGCGTAGCCGTAGACCTCTTCTTTCTTGAATTTGATTGGGTCAGCCTCATACCACTCAACACCCGCAACCAACCCCCGTTCCTTAAATAGTTTCATTGCCTGTCGTTTGGCATCGTCCAGGTTAGTCCAGACGGAATAGATTCTTGCGCCCACAACCACCACGTATATGCTTTTCATTCTTCGTGTCCTTTCGACACATGCAAGCCAAAATAAGCCTCAAAATGGGGGGTGAAATAGTGCCTTAATCAAATTGGGCATACCCACCCCCCAAAGTGCCTTAGCGTTTGATTTTCTGGCAGAAACAGGGCACGTCTGATGTGCCGTTAGATGTAGGGTAAATACTTGTCGTCCCCAACAGCAGCCAGCATCTTCTTCGCCATCTCAACAGATGCTTTGTTGCGCAAGTCGCTGCCACCCTCACTCAACTGCTCCAAGATAGGGAGCAGAACCTCCCGCATGAAGCACTGCTGGATGGTTCGGTGAGTAGTGCGAAAGACCTGCTTCACTTCACCCCTCTTCGCATCTGAGCCAGAAGTACCAAGGTGACCCATGAACTCTGCTAAAGCCTTCATTGCTCTCCCCCTTCGAATAGAATTGTGAAAATCAACTCCCGCTTCTCTTCGTCCATCCCTGCCATCAAAGCAGCCAGTTTCGTTGCCAAGGTGACAGCCTCACTTGCATGGCTGTGTGTAACCAGGTGAGGAACATCACCCACTGTCACATCAACATCCCAGAATTCCTTGCAAAGTGAACGCAGCGCACCGTACCTGTGAAGTTCAAATATCCATGTTTTAGTTTCGGGTTGCCACTTGCCGCCTAGTGCTTTCAGTCTGGGTGGCAGGTCAGGTCGGTAGGGTGAAGAGAGAAACAGCACATCACCTCCCCTTTCCAAAGAGACAGTTGCTATCTTAGCCATTTTCAGCCCTTTCAATCGGCCCCACCACACTGACTGCCGTTGTAATGTCGGAGAGACCCTTGCGTTTCAGTGCCTCCCAGTCCCACTTCCACTGCTTATCAAACTCGACCACTATCCACTCTTCTCTCCACTCGTAGTTGACCAGCCCCCGCACCAACACCCAGTACCAGCCTTTGGTCATCATCACTCCACCCCCTGCTCATTGTTATGCAACTCTGCATGACAGTTCTTGCACAAGACCTCGCACTTTTCCATCTCTGCTCGTACCAGTGCTTCTGGCATACCCCCTCCTGCTGCTATTCCAACCCCGAACGACTTGGTAGTAGGGTCACGATGATGAAAATCCAAGGCAGCAGGATGCTTATCGTAACCGCATCGCTCACACTTCAAGCTGCGCTTTAGCTCCGTGTACCACTGCGCCCTTCTCCTTTGTGTAGCACGTTGTGTTTTGCGCACCTTGTCTGGATTGTTCCTGGCCCATGTTTTGGCCTTTTCTCTTTGATTCTTAACGAAGGCGGGGTCTTGCATTGCAGCAGCATACCTCTCCCGTTTCCTCTTCAGTGCATCTGCATATCGTTCTGGGTCTGTCTTAAGGCTTTCATACCACGTCTTGTTGTAATCTGCTCTGTCTCTTTTCATGTCTACCACCCTCCTTGATGGTAGATAAATACTATCATTCTATTTATCTCTCAGCAATACCAGCCCAGGTCAGAAACTCTTTAGTGGATGCCCACACTGAATGGTCAAAAGTGATGTCTCCGGCTCTTGCCAAAGAGCCTTGTAGTCCAGAGACATACTCATCTCCCATATCAAAACCATACCCCTGCACTGCAACAAACCACCTGGAGAATGGACGATTGTTATCGGCTTGCCATGACTTCAGCAACTTGTACTGCCAACCTGTTCTCAGGTCTGTCCAAGATGCGTATGGGTTGTCAGTCTTGCGAGTCTTGCTTGCTGGGTTCTTCATTGTGCGCTCCTTGGCT